TCGACATCTCTTTGAGTTGCTCTTTTAGTTGTAACACTTCCTGTGTCTCTATTTCGTCCTCTTTGAAGATATCTGCCACCAAACGTATTGCCAATGGCGTTCATCATCAAAGATGCGTCGTTATTCATCGTCGTTAAAGGTGTTGTATTTGTTGGGTTTAAGTTCTGTAGCGTGTTCACGTCTAATGTTTCTGGCATTGCTTTCAAGAAATCTGATGCCGCATCTTGTCCTCCGCCTCCATCGTCTGAATCACCGCCTGTAGAGCTTTGTTGTGAACTCTTTAGGTTCTGTGATAGCTGAGTTTCGCCAGCCGCATCTGGGCTAACTCCAGAGCCAGAAGCCAAGTCTGATTGCACAGATGATGTTTCACCGCCACCTTGATTTACGTTTGCCTTTACGTTGCCTCCACCTTTTGGCGTATTGTTTGAACCACCGCCAAGAAGGTCTATTTGTCCTAAGTCTAAATTTTCTACAACGTTTTTAATAGTGTCTTGTGCGGTGAGTTGGGTAGCCGCAAGTGCCCCTTTGGTTAGATTTATATTGCCATCAGACTCTGTAAATATCTTTTCTGCTACCTTTGGTCCAATTCCCTTCATCACCTGACCAGTAACTGCACTTGTTAACACCTGATTTGGATTATACGTTAGGCTGGTTTTACCACTGCCTAAAAGTCCAGTTGTTCCTAAAAAATCATTCAAAGGTATGTTGCCAAAACCAACATTTAGACCTGAAGCAAGCAATGCTCCAGTAGGACCGAGCTTTGAGCTACCAAGTCCTATTCCAATGTTTGCCGCATCTGAAGCTAAAGCATTGCCTGGACTTTGAACGCTTATGTTTCCTTCAGCGTCAATAGACATCTTGCTTCCGCCAATACCTTGAAACGCTTTGAATCCTTTGAAATCAAACATATCTCCTGGCAAATTAAATCCTGTTCCCAAACCAGCTAAATCAAAGCCAGAACCTTGGTTAAAGCCATCGACTAATGCTTGGGCGTATTCTTTTCCAGTTAACTTTCCGTAACCTTGCATTTGATTTACGTTAGAGATGCCACCAAAAAGTTGACCCAGCATCTGTCTGGACGCAAGGCTGTCTTGCCTTCTTGAGTCTCCAAAATATTCGCCGACTGCTTTAACGGCATCCATCTGCATCTGTTTATTGTTGGATGCTAGACCAGCTTTTATGTTTTCTTGTGTTGAGTAATCTAACTTTTGATAAGTGGGGTTATTCATAACCTCGTTTAGTTTTGCGTTAGTTACTTGGTTATCTACAAAATAATCTTCAGCTTGATTCTTGTAAGTATTGTAATCTTCTTCATATCCCTCATCGCCAGGGTTCTTGCCATCACTACGCAACATTTCTTGTGCGTATGCGTCTTTGTAATTTTTATTTGTGTTATCAGATGCTACGTTTAGAAAATCCTCTCTTGCTCTCTGGTTTGCGTCGAACTCCTCTTTTGTTACGACCTTGCCATCGACGGTGTACGTCCCGTTGTAATGATTGTAAACGCCAGGAGACGGAACTTTGTCTCCGCTTTTCCAGCCGCCAGAGCTTTCGCCACCGCCCATTTGAGCGAACTCGTCGTCTGCAAAAACATCGTCTTCATAATCACCGCTGAATCTTCCACTTGTAAAGTCGCCACTAGCTTCAGCGTCATTGCTGTACATGCCTTTTTCTTCGGCTTCATCATCAAGAAAGCTCATTAGCTCTTGGTCGAACTCTTCTCTTTCTTCGTCGGTCATCTTTTTATTCGTGCCGCCGAATATGTTTTTACCAGTGGTATCGTTTAAGCCATCATTGTTTTTGTCGTCTCCAGGAGAATTGCCCATTACAACTCCTTCCTATACGAAGCACCAGCTACGTCGTAGCCGTACCTCTTCATAAATTTACCCCATTTTTCTGCGTATTGTGCATGAGAGGTTGGATTGTAAAACAAAAGAGAACAGCCATTTGCTTTTGCCCATTTTTCCCATTCCTTAAAAAACCCCATCATAGTCCACAAAGTTCCAGACCCTTTTTGCACCCACAATACTTCTTCGTCGCTGACTCTTTCATTCGTAAAAAACATTTCATTCCAGACAGCAACGAAGAGACCATAGATTCCTTTCTCATTTTCCGACACAAGGAATAGTTTATATGGGTTTGCGAGTGTTCTTTTTGCATGCTCTGCAACCTTTTCTGGGACATACGCTCTGCTCCTCCAGTAAGAGGTGGCATGGAACGACTTACCCAAATCAACACAACTCCCCACATCTTCTAACCTTGCTCTCCTTATTATAAAATCAGTCATCTATATACAGAACCTTAGAGCCAAAACCTGGAGATAATCCTCCACGCCTTCCCTCAGTGTTTACGTTTCTACCGAAACTGCTGGTGGGTGCAGAGTCTACATAGTTAAATGCTCCAGTCTTTCTGTCCTTTACTTTTCTTTTGTAGTTCACGCCATCTGGTGTCTCATCCAAGTTTGTGAATGCTGGTGCTGGAGGAGTCTTCGATGGCAATCCAAGTGATACGTTTGCTTGTTCGTTTTTGTCAAACCCAGGAACTGGTGCAGTAGGCAGTATGTCTGCGTAGTTCGATGGCACAGGATTGTTTGCACCTTGAATAGGCTCGTCTTCTAATGGCGGTTGATAACCCTGATAAGCTCCGTATGCTCCAGCTAATCCAGCAAACAGTCTATCCGACGTAGAGATTGGGGTCTCTTCTGTACTAGAAGGCAAAGCTCCATAAGCTAATGCTCCCCCAATACCTGTTTGTATTGCTTGGTCTGTACTTGCTCCAGATAACTTTGCCACTGCGGCAGAGCCTAAACCAGCGAGAGAAGATTGAACAAATCTGTTATCCAGTGGGTCTTCTAAAAATTCAGTGTAACTTTCTTTGGCACTGTCTACTAACTTTGTGCCTATGTCGTTGATGGTTTTTGTAAGGTCGTCTAGTTCAAAGTGATACCAAACATGACCAAACTCTTGAGCACCTGTGTCTGGATTGTAGACACCCTTGCCACTTCCAACCATAAACTGTTCTGGGTCTAGTCCAACGTCGGCTGTGGCTTGCATAATGCCCATAGCCATAGCTGGGAACTTTTCCATGACAGGTTTTGGAATAACGTATTCGCCATCAGTTGTGTAAGAAACGTTGTTATCCACGCCACGCATTTTGCTTTTGTGGTACTGTTCCTCCAACTTTTGCCTTGAGGGTATCTTATCAAAATTCATAGTTCCCTCCTTATACGTTTACTGTAGCCGCCGCTATTCCTACCTCAAGTGATGTTGCCGACGAAGCGTTTGTAACTACAAGCTCTAGTCGTCTGCTTACACTTGTAGCATCAATCTCAATAATTGTCGTTAAGTTTTGCTGAGAAGCAGTTGTCGATACACTGTATGTCGAGCCTACCGCAACACCGTCTACTGAAAGCTGTATTGTACATGTTCCACCAGACAGTTTGAAAGCTATGCCATCTATTCGTATTGTCTGTTTAAACATTCTTTGAACAAAGTATGTTTTGTTCGCAACTGTCGCAGAGCTTTGCTCCCATACACTGAAGAATGGTATTGTAATTGTTGAGAATGTTTCAGGTAACTGGCTAGGTGGTAACTTACCACTAACATCCAAGGTAGCTACACCGTTTGCCGCACCCATATAAGTCTTTGGGACAAGTGCAGAAAAGTCGATGTCGCCGTACTCAAGTGCAGTACCAGTTCCGTTTACTCGTACATACTGACTTGCATTTGTCTGCAAAAATGTAGGTAAAGAACTTTCAGGCGAAGTATTCAAGAACTGTGTTCCGTCGTAGAACTTCAAAACTGCTGGTACTTGTGATGTATCAAGCCACAAGTCTCCTGTTCCTGGTGCGGAAGGAGCAGTCAAAGAGTTTACGATGTTAGCCTTGCCAGCCAACGACGAAGCGAGGTTTGACACCTTAATCTGCGGAATCTGGTTGTCTGTGACTGACAGTTTAGAATATTGGATGTATCCGTTTGCGTCTGTGTATTCGTCTTCAAACATAAGACCAGCAACTGTTTTAACTGATGTGTTCTCAACAGTTATGATTGTTACCTTGTCTCCAGTGTTTAGCTGGTTGTTTGTATCCAAGAATGTAATTGTTGAAGCGGCGGCTGATGCCAAGTAGTCGGCTGTACCACCTTCTTGTTGCAAGACACCGTTTCTAAATACAAGTAGCTTTTCTTCAGCCGTGTGAACAAACGGAACCTGTGTTGTAGCACCACTGATTTCGTTGTCTTCTCGTCTAAAGTTTGTAACAGCCTGTGAACGAATAGAGTAAATGGTAATCTTGTCAGCATTGGCTAGTGCTGGAGTTACGTTACCGATTGTTACAGTATTGTTCGTCGTGCTGTATGTGTATTGTGCCGCAGTTCCACCAGTTGTTGCTTCGTGTAGCAATATTCCGTTTCTGTAAACGACGATGTTTTCTGTGCCAGCATCAAATGTGTAAGGCACAACTGCGTTTGGAGTTCCGATTGTAGCTGTGGCTGTTGCGTTGCTTCCGTTACCACCAGTGAGGGTGATGGTCGGAGCGGCAGAATAGCCAGAACCAGCAGTGGTTACAGTGATTGCATCTACTGCACCGTTTGAGTCGATGGTTGCTGTAGCAACTGCTTGCACACCATTTGCAGTGTCATTAGGTGGACCGATTGTAACTGTTGGTGCGGCTGTGTACCCAGTTCCCCCAGCACCTACAGTTATTGCCGTTAAGCCTGAACCAATCTCAAAGTCTTGTCTGTTAAAAAAGAATGGACCTTCCACATTACCAACGGAAGAACCAGCAGTTCCTCTCAGGTCCGCAATGTTTGCAATGGTTATCCAGCCGCTTTCGTCGTCAGAGTATTGTCCTACCCTGTACTGAATACCAGTGTTCACGTCCTGTCTCATCTGAATGGGACCACGGAACACCCCTTCTTCATTAAACAATATACTAAACAACTCACCGATTGTTTTGTTTCCAAGCTCGGCAGAGTTGATATACCGAATGAGATTCTCAAAATCGGTATGGATGTTCCCACTATTCACATAGTTTTGTGGGTGTTGTTGCCTTAGTCTAGCCATTATCCTGTCCTCACTGCTACTGCGAACCCTATAATCTTCAAGAGTCCTTTACCGCTAGTCGTGAAACGGAACTGCACCCCACGATAACGATGTTCAAATTTTCTTTCATACTGTCTACTTAACGGCACATCGGGGAATTTGTCGTCCGCTCCGTCATCTTCTATCAAAAATTGCATAGAAGACAGATACCTACCACGCTCATCAAACGCTTCAACTTGAAGCTCACCTTTACCCGTTGCTTGTAAGATAAAGCTGTAACTTTCCTTGATGTCGTTGATAGCACCTTGCCACAGTATGGGTGTAGTCACGACCATTTCTGGACTGTACTGGACTACGTCTTCGATTTTATTCTGTTCCCATATACCACCAGGAGTCCCCAGAAGCGTTACTCCACCTAGTGTTTTGGCACATCTTGTATTTAAGAAGTCGCCAGAAGACCACTTGCTTTCACCGCCTACTTGTGGGTTCAGCGTGAGAGTTAATCTCTTTGAAAGCTGGTCTGATTGAGGAAAGAATATGTGGTATTGACCTTCGTCTTGGTCAAAGAATGCGTTTATTTCTTCTGTGTCAGGCACAGATTTTAGATAATCTCTGTATATCAAGTCGATTTTATTCGACATTGGTATGGTAAAAATAGTCACACCGTTAGTTTCTGAGCGTCTCAAAGAGTGAACACCGTCTCTTGAGCAGAACAAAAGGTCAGAACCAGCTTGTGCAATAGTGTTATGACTTATCAATCCAACCTTAATATTGGCTTTATCGTCGATTTGCCACAGTGTGTAGTTAGGATGTAGCTGATAAACCAGCACTTGGTCGAATGTAAACACGGCTAGTCGTGAGTTTTCAAACACTCCAAGCCCTCTTATCTCGTCTGCTGTACCAATAACGTTAGCAACGTCGATGTCAGAAGCCTGTGTTACTTGCACAGCACTTACATCTTCGTCGAGTGTGAACACGTCTTCGGTATCTACACGACTAAAATCAATGATTGTTCGTCGTCCAGGCTGTCCAGCGGTTGCCAAACGTCGTTGAACAGACACGACGTAGGCTGGTCTGGGGTCAGATTTAGCTTCAATTACCTTAAATTGAAACCCATCGTAAGAATACATGGGGTAGTCTCGTGATGCGAATATCACTTTGTTGTTGTAAACAGTAGTCGTTACAATAGCTGATTGAGGATAAACCTCTGTTGTTTGGTGTGCACCAGATTGAGGCGACACATCAACCCTACGTCCAAATAGATAATAGGCTTGTTGTGCTCCATTTGTTTGTTGTGCGACTAACCAGTCGTAAAATGCTGTGAAATCTTGTGCGGCTGTGCCCTGATTTTTTACTGTCACCTTGTTGTAAATAAAATCTAAAGCAACTTTCACTGTGTTTGTGTTTGAATCTGTCAGGGCAACTGGCGTGTATGCCTTGTCGAATGCAACTTCTATGCTGTAAACGGGCGTTCCAAGTGCATCAACTCCCCAGTTGAATGATGTCATGTCTGGATAATTAGCTACGGTTTCAAACACCACCGTATAGTTTACAAGGTCGCCAGTTGGTCTGTAGGCTCCGCTTGTGTCTTGCTCAACGCCTGAGTTGTCGGATTTTAATTTTAAGTCAATCAACCTAACGGGATTTGCAAGGCTACGCTCTGACTTTAATGTTGTTCCGCCACCGTCTTTCTGTGCCCACACAGCCAAGTCTCGACCAAAGAATGCAACGTGTTTAATTAGTGCGTCACCTGATGTTCGTTGTGTCGCTCCTGGGTCTCTAACTATAGAGCCACGGAAGTCTGCATAACCATTTACGATTGATATCAGGTGTTGCTTTTGACCAGTGTCCAAAGCACCCTTGTCTCTTGATGCGTCAATACCTTGAAAGTCCTCGTAAGGATATATCTTGGTTTTTACGCCTGATGGTGCGTATGTGGTTGACATTAGTAGTTAGTCCTTTTTCCATCTCTCCTTGCATCGTATGCTTGCGAGCCAGTTGGCGTAACAGATTTGTCCCAAGGAGACATCTCTATTGGACCAGAGCCATACTTTCTCTGATACAAGATTCTGTTCATCATCTTAAAATACATCGGTCCATAGGCTTCAATCTTGTTTGACTGCTGTTGCACAGAATAGTGATACAGAAGACCTGAGACCATAATCGAATCTGGTATTGCTCTTTGTTGTTGTGGATGTGTGTAATAATCTATCTCTGGATTGTCCCAATACACATGTCCCCGCAAGTCTTCGATAACCAAATTGGCAAACTCGACGAACATTAACATTACTTCGCCGTCAACTGTGCCTGGGTGCATGTCTCCGTAACGACGAAGAGCCTGAAAGATAAGTGCTTCCAGGTCGCTGTAAGGTTCTGAAATGTGCGGGTTGTTTACAGAGTATCTGTTACGAGCTTCTTCTTTATCCCAATCTTCTTGCCACTTGCTTCGTATTTCACGCTCTGTGTTTGCGTCAATCACGTCTCGCAAGTCACGAACACCTGGCATGTCCGTTCTGCCAGTTCCAGGGTCAGTGTGAACTGGGTCTGTGTTTACAGGTCTTGCACCAGTTATATTGTCGTATGCTCTGTTGACTCCAGGAGTTCCTGTTCCTGAACTTCCGCTACTAGCATTTGCCGCACTAGCATTTGCATTAGTGTTAGATACTGCGTTGCTACCGCTACCGCTACTGCTACTGCCACTGCTAGAACTTGAGCTAGAGCCTGAAGAGCTAGAGCCTGAACTTGATGAAGAACCGCTACTGCCACTGCCAGTGTTGTGATAGCTCATTGATTACTCCTCTTTTATATATATTTCCTTTACAAAGAACTCGTGCATTTCAAACGCTTCGACATGCTCTGGCTTGATAGAGAACATGTTGTATTCCCTGTCTTCGTCCCAGTAAGTTCTGTACAACTCGCCTCTGAGGTGAGTTTCTCTGTTCAAAACTTGGGGTTCTGCCGAAACATAGATAGTGTTCTTTTTGCGTTGTTCGTTCT